CGAACCATAACAATAACATCTATCAATTCTTGATCGTTTATTATTACTCCTTCTCTAGCTAAGAAGTGTAAATCAAACTTAAGGTTATACCCAATTAAACTATCAACAGTATTAAGAAACTCTATAATATCCGCTTTAAAAGTTTGTGGAAGATTTCCTCCCTGTTGATGAAGAAACGGAAAGTAATACGTATCTCCTTCTAACGTACCTAACCCAATACCACATATTTGATTTTTAGTGAATGGATTTAACCCATTTGTTTCTACATCAACTACTAAACTATTGAAAAGATTTAATCTATTTTTAACATTCTCATAATTTTGTACATTAACTAACATTATCCTCATTCCTTATAACTAACTCTATATGCGCTTTTTCAAACATAGCTTTAACATCTGGATGTGGATACCACTCCTGAGCCACTAACCTAACAACATTACTATTACATATCATCTTAGCACAAGAAAAACATGGAGTTGCTGGCAAATACGCTGTTAACTTATCATCCGACGTTAGTTGTAAAAAAGCATTAACTTCAGCATGTACAGCTAGACACTTATCTAGGTCAACCCCAGAAGGAGCCAAAGCTCCTTCACAGGGCTGATCTAGACAATGTGTAAACCCAGATGGGACTCCATTATAACCAGTAGCGACAATATGCTTCTTAGCATCTACTAGCACACATCCCACCTTACGTCTTCTGCACGTACTACGTTCTCCTACCAGAGTAGCAATCTGTGAAAAATAATCATCTGTCTCAAGTCTAGAATAAGTTAGCACTAGACTTCTCGTCTTCATCTAAAGAGACTGCTACAGTGCCATTAACCGATGGCGCATTGCCATACCGCTCAAGAAAATATGATCGTACAGGGGGCAAGGCAGTAATCTCCTCTACTCGTTCATCGGGTATCTCTGCACTTCTTGCAGTTGTTGCTAGAGTATAAGAAGTGTCATACATACCTGTACCAGTACGTTTAACTCTCATGACTCCTTTATTCAAACCACCCCAATCATTATAGATATCGACTAATTGATTCCATATATAATCACTCCGACCAAACGTTAATGCTATAATACGAAAGTCTTCTACATTCTCTTTAAATACCTTACGCCCACCGGGACCGGCTACTTCTTCCCATGCATCATTCTTCTTCTCTGGATGAATTATCTCATGAACATATGCCCAAAAAGCAAATTTATGAGAAGGACGCATATTTGAAGGCACATCACTATTATCTACAGAATCATCAATAAGACGATTAGTCCATCTAGATTCTGTATTCTTAAATGTGTACATGTAAATCTCATCAAGCTTATTGTCATTCTCATCACCTGTAGCAACAGGTGATATAAAGGCTTGATCGCCATCCTTAAACCACACCTCTAGATTTGTAGGTCTGTCTGATGCAGGATTCCTAATTTGTTCTCGCTTCATCGCTATTCTATTTATACCACTCATTTTTTTCCTCCTTTTTTCTTACCAAAAAGTTCTTTCTTTAATTACTTCCTTTAATACTGTTTCGTCTCGAATATCTTGTACATCTTTGTACTCATTTGGTAGTTGTATATAGCTTACCACAAATCGCGTAGAAATGCAACTCATGATTCTATCCGTTCCAATCTTTCCTGCATCATCATTATCTAAACACAACACCAATTCATCTGTCGGTAGCTTTAAAACTGCTTCTTGTTGACTAGTAGACATATTAGCCCCTAGAAGAGCTACGGAATTATACCCATGTTGATCCAACCAGATAGTATCTAAGGTTCCTTCAGTTATACACACAAAGGAACAGGGCATAATATTGAATTCTCCGAACAATACCTTAGACTTTTTTAATCCTTTTGAATATAAATATCTAGGTTCTCTATTATATTGACGAGTAACCCAACCTATTAATCTAGCATCTCTATCTTTAATAGGAATAATAAGATTATTCTCACTATCTACCCCACAATCCCACCGTTTCAAAGCTTTTCTAGTAAAACCTCTATCAAAAATCCACTCTGGAACATACCCATTTCTAAAAGGGAACGTAACCTCCGGAAAAGCCCCTGTTTCTACTGGTAAGTCCTCATCAAACATGTTAATATCAAAGGAAAACTCACGCTCATCTAAATATTTACTTAACGCAGGGTTATCAAACCCGAAAAACTTCTGTATAAATGACCTTAAACTCCCTTGCCCACACCCTCTAAAACAAATCCACATGCCTTTATCGACATTTATGGAACATGAAGCATGAACATCATCGTGAAAGGGACATTTTATTATAAATTGAGGATTTTCTACTGGTATATCCAACCCTGCCTCAAGTAATAGTTGTGTCCAATCCATTTCTACCTATCCTTTTTGTTTTTACGGAGAAATAGAACGACTTCATTCGTATAACCATGCTCATCTATAACAATACCTTTCTTTATATCGCCAACAGTAATAGCAACAGGGATTTTTGAAGTACCCTTACTCGTTAATACCTTGATAAGTGTGTCATTATCACTAGCTTCCTTGTTCTTAAACAACCAACTAAACATATACTCACCTCCTTTAAAATTTCTGCTCTTCATAAGGAATTTCTTTAATATTTCCCTTATTTACATCCCATGTTAACATAGTAGCGTCTAAATGCAACTGCCCATCACGATATTTCTGATATTGAACAAGTCTTTTCTGATCTTCACCCTCGACCATAGCCATTGCCATCGCTACATCAGATGCTCTAATCAAAGCATCACCAAAAGCTACCTGATCAGGTCTAGGAGGAGCATACATATTCGCAGCAGCGTCTCTCGTAGCCTGAGTTGATACAAAAATAGGTGTATTTGTGGACAAACAGAGGTTTTTCATACCATAAAAGACGGCATGAGACTGTTCCCACATAGCTTTTTTCATATTCCCCGTACTTATAAGATAAATACCGTCTAAAACCACGAAATCAGGGGAATGTTTCCTAATAAGACTAGCAATACTATCAATTGTTATGCTAGAAGCCCCCTCTATATGGTCACAAACTAGTAATTGTTGCTCTTCCACAGCTTCAAGAAAGACCCTATACTCCTCTTCATCCATTTCATCCCCATTTCTCAAAGCTCTATGGGATAAATTGTATCCCAACATGTTAGCTAGGACTACATCTGTCCTTAAACTAATAGCTTCTACAGGCATTTCTGTAGAAATTAACAAGGTTCTGAAGCCATTCAGCACAGCTGTAGCTGCAGCATGGACACATAGCCATGTTTTACCTACTGTAGGTCTTGCATATAGTGAAATAAGTTCACCGGGCATCCATCCAACCCCCGTAGAATTAATAGATTGGAAGGATGTAGGTATTCCAAGTAATCCACCACCAAGTTTACGCTTCTTTTTACGCTCTTTCCATAAATCTAAGCGTTTCTCAGCCTTTATACTGTATTCAACCACATCCTCATCATAAACTAATTCAATATCCCCCAAGGTCGCCATTATTTTAGACAGTGCTTGTTTAGGTTCAGTACTCACTAATTCCTTATTTGACTGAAATGCGCCAACTATCTGCCTAAATAAGACCTGATTTTGAAACGCATCTATAGCATAGTCTAAATTAAGACTTTGTGCTGATGGATCAAGAGTTGGGTAATTCTCACATAAGGTTTCTACTGATGGAAACTCTCCATACGTATCGAAATAATCGACTATAAACTTATAAGCATCCCCATGTTTTTGAAAATCCGACCTAGAATACTTAAATTTACCTAGACAGGCTCGTGTATTTAAGTTAAATACTATACCAGATTCAATAAAATCACTACTTTGCATCTATACCCCCCTTTTCTCAGAATATAAAACTCTACTATTCTCTGTAAATATATGTAATACCCCTGCTTCTACTACGCTTTGCTGTAAGACTTCCTTAGCTTCCTGAAAGGACGTATACACCCCCAAATTCGTTAATGTTGACGTACCATCTTTTATATGTATCAGTGTATACCTTTCTTCGTCGTTTGTCAAATTCGAGGGAGACTGTCTTAAAAGTTCTCCTTTTCTTCTCATATGTCTGCCTTTAAAAAAGTTCTTGCTCAAAGACTGCTCCTAACTTCTCTCTAAGAGTAGATCGCAATTTATAGGCAGATGTCTGTAAATCTTCTGAAATTTCATCCATAGTTAACCCATCAAGACGTAATCCTATAAAGGAACGTTCTACAGAAGTAAGATCAAAGGCATCTAATAAATCCGCAAATTCTACATCTTCAAAAGTATTTGTGGGGTCTTCTAATGCTTTAAGTATAGACGATGGCATAAATTCCTCATCAGTAATCGTTGTTTCTAAACTCACATCTTTTGGTTGTCTCTGTCCCCTAGAAAGTAAAGTTCTTAGTGTATTAACCATAGCTGTATGTAAATAAGTATGGAAGATTACTCCTCTGTCTTCATCAAAACCTTTAGCCGCTTTAATAATAGCAATCCTTAACTCTTGTGCTATATCATCTTTATCCATACCAACCACAAAAGTATTGGCTAAAAGCTTATGAATCTTAGGTTCCCATTGTTCAATTAAAGCATCATTAATATCCATCTACTACTCTCCTAAAAATCTTTTTATACTAGGG